CACCCCCCTCACTCAACCCCCCGACTAGAAAAAATATAAAAAAAGGGGTTGACAATATCATGAATAGGTGATATAATGAAGTCAATGAAAGGAGCGACATTAAATGATAATCACAACAGCTATTAAAGACATCATGAAAAAACGCGGAGTAACTCAAAATGAGCTTAAAGAAAAGCTAGGATACAGAACACAATCAGCTATAGCCGAACGTCTGAAGCAAAAAAGTATTGGCGTTGATAAAGCATTTGAAATGTTAGACGCAATGGGCTATGAAATAATCATACAGCCAAAAAGCACGCGTGGCAAAAGAGCAACGGGATCATATGTGATAACAAAAGAGGACGAGCAGGAAGAAGAATAATGAATGGAGAAACAGCAGGTCAGGCAGGGTGAACAGCAGTAAGCATAAAGGGTGATGTACAATGGTATACGGATATGCAAGAGTCAGCTCCGTAGGACAGATAGACGGAAACAGCTTTGAGGATCAAGAGAAGCTGATAAAAAGCAACTATCCAGATGCAGAAATACATCTGGAGCAAGGCTCAGGTGCAAAAGAGCGTAAAGTGTTGAATGAAATAATGGATAAGACGATTTCAGGTGACACGATAGTGGTTACAAAACTTGACCGCTTCTGCAGGTCAACAGCGTTGGGCTTGGAGTATATCGAGCGCATGAGAGCGAAAGGTGTCAAAATACACATACTTAACATGGGTCTGATAGAAAACACACCGATAGGCAAGCTGATTGTCACAAACCTGTTGGCATTTGCCGAGTTTGAGAGAGCAATGATACTTGAACGAACACAATCAGGCAAAGCCATTGCACGTCAAAAAGAGGGCTATCAGGAAGGCAGACCGAAAACCGTAAACATACCTGATGAGGTAAAGCAAAAGGTTGATAGCGGTAAAATGACAGTGGCTGCAGCCTGCCGAGAACTTGGCATAAGCCGTTCAACGTGGTATAATGAAATGAGAGCGACAAGAGTAAAATGATATAAGAACAGAATGATATAACAGCAGAACGATAATAAAAAGATAGAGCGTGCCAAGTGCCGAGTGCCAAGTGCCACATAGCTGACGATGAAAGGAGGCTAGTTGTGTGGCACTATTTTTATGCCATGCAGAAAAAGTATGATAGATCTGACAGTAGTAGGCAACAGAGCATTAAGCAAAGAAGATATGTTTAAGCTTGCACAAAAGCAGGTAAATGGTGAGTTGAAAACAGAACAGCTCCTGCTAGAAACGTTAAAGGTTCAGGACGAAAAGAAGAAACCGATGATAAAGACGGCAAAGCATAGCTATGAGAGCGCAATGAGAAAAACAAGCGAGCTTGCAAAAGCAGGCAAGGCAAAACTCGCAAAAGAGTGGTATGACCTCGCTCACAAATTCGTGCTGTGGGCAGGCGACAGCGATTTTGACGCATATATGCTGGCTTCGGAATGGAACAGAGAACCAAGCGCAAAGTTTTGGGCGCCAAGGAGAGCCGTTCTTGAGGGCAAGCACAAGCTGGCAACGCAGATACAGGAGTTCATAGACGATGAGGACGCCCTGTTTCTGAGCTTGAGTACACCTCCAGGTGCAGGCAAGAGTACGCTAATAAAGTTCCTGCTGTCATACATTGCAGGACTGTTTCCGCAGTCTGCGAACATATACACGTCATACTCAGACGGAATGTCGAAAATGATGTATGACAGTGTGGTATCAATGTTAACGGACACGAGTGAATATGGGCACAACGATATATTCGACAATGGTATGCCTACACTGAGTGCTGAGTACAACACAATATCGTACAGAAAAAAAGGCGACTTCCCTACTATCGGAGTTATCTCCCTGGGCGGTTCGGTAACAGGTCGAACGAGAGCAAATAAGTTCATGATAACAGATGACCTCGTAAAGAATGCAGAAGTTGCAAGAAACCCGCAAAGGCTTGAAACGCTGTGGCAGGATTACAGAGATACGCTGACAACCCGACAGATAGGCGATAATGTAAAGCAAATAATGCTCGGCACGATATGGAGTTTGCATGACCCTATCAGCCGAATGCGAACTGATCATGAGGGAGATCCGCGATATAGATTTATCGCGATACCCGTATGTGACGATAACGGCCATAGTAATTTCAATTACAACTGTGCGGACAGATACACAGATAAAAAAATTCGTGACATAAAAGCAGATATAGATAATGTCACATTTAGTTGCCTGTATATGCAGCAACCTATGGAACGTGAAGGTCTGCTCTTCCATAAGGACGAAATGAACTGGTATAACGGAACACTGCCTGACGGATCTGCAAGAAGAATAGCTGTGTGTGATGTGGCATGGGGCGGTGACTATCTGGCAATGCCAATAGGATATCTGTATGAGGACGGAAGTTTATTTTTGCAAGACGTGGTTTTCAGCAAGGGTGATAAAAAAATCACACAGCCAATGGTTGTGGCAAAGAGCATACAACATCAGATACATCAAGAGAGGTTTGAAGGTAATAACGGCGGAGATGAATATGCGAATGAGATAGATAAACAGCTGAGAGCACAGAACGTCCACATAAATATCAGCAGTAAACGTGCGTCGACAACACAGAGCAAGCTCAGCCGAATATTGCAGTATGCACCAGATATAAAGCAGGTGTATTATCGCAACGATAACGGCAGAGGTGAGATGTACGATAAATTTCTTGAAAACCTGTTTGCATTTAATCAGAGCGGTAAAAACGCACATGATGACGCCCCTGACAGCATGGCACAGCTGTGTGCATTTGCAACAAATGGCGTAGGCGCAAGTGTAGAAATTATCAAGAGGATTATATAGGGGGCAGACATTGAAAACAAACAGTGCATATTGCACAAAAATGTTGAAAAAAATTTTACATAGTGTGAAGTGGAAAAAGTTGAAAAGTAGTATTATAATTAGCTTGTCAGGAGGGATAGGTAATGGATAATAGGCGCATACATAATAGGCGCATAGATGTATATTGTCCAAGCTGTGCGGCGGCAGGCATAAAGCGAAAGCTTATGGAAGTCGATAATGACGCAAAGGGCATTATCTATCCATACTGCAAGGGCTGCAAGAAAAACGTTGCAGTTAAATTGCCCATAAGTGCTGAAAAGCACCTCCGTTAAGTTAATTTACGGGGCGAAAGCCCTGTATGTTCCGCAAAGTCAGAGTGGGTGCAATTCCCACACGGAACTCCAAGCCTGTTATTAGTCTGTCGGCCGAGGTCGGCAACGAATAACTTAAAAACCACACATTGGTGGCTGTGTGTCGCTGGGTAGAATAGCCGAGGGTACTTTTTTACAATGAATTTATTTTCCTCAAAGTTAAATTCATTTCGTCAGCTGGAACGAAATCCAGCCAACCAACGGGTTAATGCTTAATCCCGTATCAAAAGGCATATCATTCCTTTACTCTGCCAACACTGATGAGCGTTCGGGCAGGATTGCAAAGCTGTATTGCAACAGGTACAGCTTTGAATTTGCAGGTCGAGAGCGTGCCAGCTCGAAGTCTGCTCCATTTGGCAGCTGCTACCCTCACCCACAAAGCAGTTGCCATGCAAGCTTGTCCAGGCTTGATCTCCTTTCTGTTTTTACAGCGGCGGTAATACGCCGCACATGTCGGCTGACAGTGTGAGCCTGAAAGTCGGCACCATAAGAAACTTTACAACAAAATAACAAATTTTATTTACCTGAGTGCATAACGGGCTGACAACTCGCTCAGAAATCGACAACCGGAGGCGTCTTGTGTGTACGGATACGTTCGCAAGGGGGCTTATTAATAGCTGTGAGGCTATCAATGGAGAGAACATTCTCAATCGAAGTCGGTTGTGCACATAAAATGTATAGTCAAAGGCTTTGCAAACTTGCCGTCAGAATAATAGACGGTCTCTGTGAGACAATAAGCCCATAAGCTGTGAGCTGGTGCTTGCAAGCCAATGTGGGTAATACCAAAACAATCTGATAATCACGTTGAAATAAGGCAAGAAGCAAGAAAGAGTAGCATAAATCGTGAAACAAAATTTTGCTGAAAGTCATGTGAAATTTGCGGGCATTAATCTCGCGTAGGATACAAACGGGTAAGAAGCTTGTGGGTCGCTCCTGCAAGCTCAGCCTTATCCGCCTAGTGGCTGAATATGATTAGAATTTTATGTGTAAAGTGAAAGCTTGAATAGAATTTGTTGTTTTGTTGTAAAGAGAATATTAAGTTTAAGTGCCAAGTGTTTAATTACCAAGTGCCTATTAGTTATCTGAAAAAAAGATAGCTGATAGGCACTTTTTTTGTTGCACGGAGGTGAAACAATACGGAATTACACGGCCGACGAAAAATCTTTCTGAATGAAAGAGATATAACAGAAGAAAACATTATTGAAATAGTTCGGAGAGCGGTCGCAACTCACGAATTAAACCGAGAAGAAATTGAGTACCTCCACAACTATCTACGTGGTAAACAACCAATTTTAAATCGTGTCAAAGAGGTTAGGCCTGAGATTAATAACAAAATCGTTGAAAACCATGCATTGGAAATAAACAATTTCAAAGTCGGTTTTATCTTTGGCGAGCCTGTTCAGTATGTCAAGCGTGGAAATTGTGAGCTTGATAATACAGAGAACGATGTTCCATCGGATAATGGTGTGGCGGCTCTCAACGAGTATATGCAAGAGGACGATAAAGCTGCCAAGGACAGAGAGCTAGCTGAGTGGATAAATCAATGTGGTGTGGGATATAGGCTGGTACTTCCCTCTGATGTGGACGAAGATGTTCCGTTTGAAACATATATACTTGACCCTAGAAACACGTTTGTTATCTACAGTAATGACTATAAACGCAAGCCTGTTATTGGTGTGACATACTCCAGCTACAGATTTGCAAATGCAGATATAACAAGCTACAGGTCATTCGATATCTACACAGATAACTGGTATTGGTGTATAGATTTTAAGAATGGTGAAGGTGTTGTGGTTAAATCACAGCCAAACAACATTGGATATATTCCTATCATCGAGTATGAAAATAATCCTGAGCGTTTAGGCTCATTTGAAACGGTTATAACACTGTGTGACGCTATAAACAACATTGACAGTAATGACCTTGACGGAATTGAGCAGATAATACAGGCGTTCACTTGGTTTGACAACATAGATATCGATAAAAATCAGCTTAAAGAACTCAAAGAGCTCGGTGCAATAAAAACCCGTTCGCAAGAAGGGCGTCAAGCAACCATTAAAAACATCGAAACAAAACTAGATATTTCACAGACTCAGGTAGCTAAAGATGACTTATATGACCGAATGCTTACGATTGCGAGTGTGCCTGATCGTAGAGCAAGCGCAGGTGGCAATACAGGTCAAGCACTGATAATCGGTGAAGGCTGGGTAATGGCTGAAAGTGCCGCCAAAGCTTTTGAGCTGATGTTTGTAAAACCAGAAAAGCAGTTCTTAAGAGTTGTCCTGAAAATCTGCAAGACTACCCGAAACTGCAAGCAGGAAGTCAAAGATATTAAGCTTCACGATATTGATGTGAAGTTTACAAGAAACAAAACTGACAACCTGCTCACTAAGACGCAAGCCCTGATGAATATGCTGCAGGCAGGCATTCACCCAAGAATAGCCATTTTGCACTGCGGATTGTTCTCTGACCCTGAACAGGTTTATCAGGACAGCAAGCCATACCTTGAAGCGATAGCACAGCAACGGCAGAAGCAAAATACGGGTAATTTCGCTGTAAATACCACTGTAGCTGATGAAATGCTCAAGGCTATAGGAGCTATGGACAACAATGGCGGTGATAACAGTGGCAACGCTTAAATTTGATGAGCTTAACGTGCTGTGGTTTAACAAAATGGAGTTGCCAACCGCTGAAAAGCTGTTGCGAATAGAAATGGCGGCAGTGTTTGAGCGAGAACTCAATAAGATATTTTCCTCACAGCGTGAGCGTGCTGACAGCGACAAATATCTGCTATATGCAACAGTGTATGCAACGATAATGTCAAGCACATACATCGAGATTACGAACAATTATTTTTTAAAGTATGTTCTGAACATAGCAAGCAATGTAAAGGGGCTATCGGAATATTCCCAAAAATGGATTGTTAAGCACTCGGAACAGTTTGCAAAGGAAATTCAGCAGACAACCCAAAGACTTATTGAAAGTGGTGATTATGACAACGCATTTTCGGTAAGCCGAGCTAGGACTATATCACGTACAGAAATCAATGCTCTGTGTGAGTGCGCAACCTTAGAGGGATATTATCAAAGCGGTTACACAAAGAAAATGTGGGTATCGTTTAAGGACAACAAGGTCCGAGATACACACAAAGTCGCAGACGGACAAGTCAGGAGCTTGTTTGAACCATTTGACATTGGCAGCAGCCAGCTGATGTTTCCACAAGATAGTTCGCTGGGAGCATCGGCAAAAGAAATCGTTAATTGCAGGTGTGTTATGCAACCTGTGAAATAAATTGTAGCTGTGCGTTAAACAGCAAACGTCAAGCCGAGCAACCGGCGTTAATAAGCGTAGACGTAGAAAAGGAGTGTTTTTTATGACAAGAGAAGACGTAAAGGGTATTTTCCCAAACGCAACAGACGAGGAAATCACAGCGTTTCTGAACAAACACAATGGTGAAGTCACAGCAGCCAAGTCCAGCGGTGTAAAAGCTGACGAGCTTGCGACACTCAGAGATAAGGCAAAGAAGTATGATGACTATGAAGCTGAGAAGCTGACAGCTGAGCAGAAACTGAAGAAACTCACTGATGAAGCTGAGGCGGCTAAGATCACCAACCTGAAAATGCTGAACAAGACTAAAGCTGTTGCGGAGTTCGTAAACTGTGGCCTTAAAGAGGACGATTACAAGGGATTTATCGACAGCATTGTTTCAGACGATGAGGAAACTACAGTTAATTCTGCAAAGTCCATTGCCGCAATGCTCACATCTCAGAAGAAAGCCGTTGAAGATAAGCTTAAAGAAGACGGTCTAAAGAATACTCCGAAGCCTCAGGGAGCAGGCGGAAACGACGGACTTACATCTGCTGAAAAGATAGCCGAGAAATTGGCTACAGACAGAGCAAACATTGCTAAAACTGCGGCGGAAGGTCTAAAAAAATACATATAGGAGGTAATTAAATGGCTAATATGATGAAGTCTACAGCCGTAATTGCAGATAAGACAATTCTTGCAAACGGCGAATTTTTAGCAAGACCATATACAATAAAGGCAAGCGCTATCACGGCTGATAGTAATGGAAAGAAAATCGTTAAAGGTGGAACTCCATTTCCTGCAAACGATTCAACCGCTATCGGTCTTCTGCTCGACACAGTTGACGTAACCGACGGCGATAAGACAGTAGCACTTGTGTATGCAGGAACAGTTTCAACCGCTAAGCTGACAGCTAACGGCGTAACAGTACAGACAGCGGCTAAGACAGCACTGCCTAGAATTACATTTTTTTGAATAAGGGAGGCAATACATAATGCAGAATTTTTCAGATGTTTTCACAGCTAAAGCATTTGCTATGTACTGGACAAAGTACCTTGAGCAGGCAAATACAGAAGGCTATCTGGGAACTTCCCTGTTCCCACCTGTAAAGAAAAAGGGTATCGATATAAAGTGGATTAAGGGTAGGTCAGGCCTGCCTGTAACACTCAGACAGAGTGCGTTTGATACTGTAGCACCCGTCAGAGATAGAATTGGTGTAACTGCAATTCAGACAGAAATGCCATTCTTCCGTGATAGCTTTATCATCAAGGAAAGCGACAGGCAGGAGATCCTGAGAGCACAGGACAGCAATGATCCATATGTACAGCCTGTACTTGATAACATCTACAGCGATGCCAAGAACCTTACCAATGGTGCAAATGTTGTTCCAGAGAGAATGATCATGCAGCTTCTCTCACCGGCTGATGGTTCTCCTAAGATTGAGTTGTCAGACGGTGCAAAGGCAAGCTGTCTGTATGAGTATGACGTTGACGGCTCATTCAAGGTAAACAATTTCAAAGCTCTCACAGGTACAGCTGCATGGACAGATCATAAGAATTCAAACCCTGTACAGGACATTCTTGACGCTAAGGATGCCATTTATAAGCTTACAGGAAACGATCCTGCAATCGCCCTGATGTCAAAGAAGACACTCAAAGATATCAGAGAGAATGAGAACGTCAAGGCGTATATCGTTGCCAAAGCTCAGGCAGCAGGTGGCGTTGTTCTCGTAACAGACAAGCTTGTAAAGGAGTACATCTCTGAGGAAACTGAGCTCACAGTTGTTGTAAACAACAAGTCATTTATTGACGAAAGTGGCACAGCGAAGAGATTTTATCCAGACGATATGGTAACACTTCTCCCCGCACAGCCACTCGGCTCAACAGTTTATGGCACAACGCCTGAAGAGGCTGACCTCATGGCTGACGGCAAGGCAGATGTTGCTATCGTAAATACGGGCGTTGCAATCACAACAATCAAGCAGCAAAACCCTGTTAATATAAGAGTGCTTGCAAGCGAAATCGTCCTGCCATCATTTGAGGACATGGATAACGTTTATGTTATCAACACAAATGCCAAAATCGGTGAGCTTACAGTAAATTCTGTCGCTGGCACAAGTGCATCAGGCAAGACAAAGGTAACAGTATCACCATCTCTGTCAGCAGGCAACTCCTACAAGTATAAGACAGCATCAAGTGTAACTGTTCCTGAGTTTGGTGCAGATTGCAAGTCAGGCTACACTGCATGGGACGGAGTATCCGAGATCACCGCAACAACAGGTAATAAGATACTCATCGTTGAGGTAGATGCAAACAACAAGGCTGTAAAGGCTGGTTCAGCTACAGTAGCGTCTAAGGCATAAAAGGAGAGTGCAAAATGGATATGATTGAGCTGTTTAAGGCAAGCGTTCCTGAGGAAAATTCTGAGGAATTGATTATGCAGTATTTAGACACTGCTCAATCAATTATCCTTGCACATCGCTTCCCTTTCGGCACAGACCGCACAGAGGTTGAGCCACAGTACAAAGGCTTACAGTTGAGAATTGCCATAGACCTATACAACAAACGTGGAGCTGAGGGCGAAAAGGCACACTCTGAAAACGGAGTAAGCCGTACATATGAAAGCTCGTGGGTATCTCAACAATTGCTTGACGAAATCGTTCCGAAAGCTGAGGTATTGTAATGAGAAACCTAATGCGAAACGTTACAAAAATAAGCTATAAGCTGTATTTAGGTGAACAAGATTTACTTGATGATGAAGGCTATAGGACAGGCGAGAAAGGCATAAGTTACTCAGATTTTAGCGAGTGCTATATGTCGATATCAGGCAATAAAAGCGACAGCGAAATGTCACAGTTCGGTCGAAACCTGGACTATGATAGAACAATGTCAACCGCAGATATGAAGTGCGAAATTGACGAACACTCACTGCTGTGGATAGATATTGACGTCAATGGTCCTCACAATTTCATTGTAAAAAAACGCTCTGTTACGCCAAATCAGATACAGTTTGCCATAAAACAGGTGAATGTCAATGAGGAAGATAGCGTTTAATCTGTCAGAAGATAGCTTGACAAAAGCCGTTGAGCAAATGAAAGCATATAAAGCTGAGATACACAAAAAAGCTCAACTGCTTGTGGAGCGTCTAACTGATTATGGACTAACGATATGCAGAGCAAAAGTCATTGAAATGGATATCCCTGATACAGGACATTTGCTCAGTCAGGTTGACGGCTACTATAGCCCGTTGCTTAATGCTGGCTTTATTTTCTGTGACTGTGATTATGCAGTGTTCGTTGAATTTGGAACAGGTGTAAAAGGCGCGTCACAGCCATATGTAGGACAAGCCATAAGCGAATGTGGCTATCAGTATATGGGCGGAACGCATTATATCACGACGCAAGACGGACGTATAGGCTGGTTTTATCCTGCCGATGACGGGACGTGGAAGTTTACACAAGGTATGCCAAGCAGGCCATTTATGTACGAAACAGGGTTGGAAATGCGAAATGCTCTCGACAATATTATTAAGGAGGTTTTTAAGTGATTGACATTGAAAACAAGGTGTTTGACACAGTGTCGAAAGCACTTGAAAAAGCCTTCAAAAATATATCTGTCAGCAGCATAAACACAGATAAACCCGCAACATTTCCGTATGTATCAATCGTGGAAACAAGCAACTCGGTTGATCCTGCGTACATAGACAGCGGCAGAATTGAGAACGCAAGCAACCTACTGTACACAGTGAATGTTTATAGCAACCTCGCCAAAGGCAAGAAAACGCAAGCCAAAAAAATCAGAAACCTTGTGTCAGACGCGTTCGATAAAATCGGCATGATGAGAACATTTTGCCAACCTATTGAAAATCTATCTGACACATCAATATATCGTATCACAATGCGTTTCGAGTGCAAAGTTGATACGGACGAAATAATCTATAGGAGGTAATGAAGTTGGAGAAAGCAACAATTAATACCTATTTGTATGCAAAAAAGGCCGCTGAAAGCAAAGCTTCAAAGCTTTGTGACATTACATCATACCCAGACCTTTTCACTGCACCTGAAAAGCTGGACGTATCTGACCTGTCCAGCAGGCAGAAAAAATATGCCGAAGGTATGGTAGATGTTCCAGATTACACATTTGGTGCGAACTACACCAAAACAGCGTATGATAAGCTCAAAGCAATGGAAGGCGACGATACAATCGTTTTTGAACTCCGCTTTGGTGCAAATGGTGAATATGGTGCGTGGACATGGACAGGCTCTATGTTTGTCAACATCAAAGGCGGCGAAGTCGGCGGCAAGAGAGAAATGGAAATCACTTCTTATCCGCAGAGCGATATCACTCCGACAACAGTTTCAGATACATAATTTTTTTCTAGGAGGATAAAACAATGGCAAAGACAATCAATTTCAATTACGAGGGTCAACACTACGTCCTTGAATTTTCAAGACGTACAGTAAGACAAATGGAAAATAACGGCTTCACTCTGAATGATCTCTCAGACAAGCCAATGAACACTCTGAACGAGCTTTTTGCAGGTGCTTTCAAGAAAAATCACCGCAACGTAAAGCCTGAACAGATTGACAAGATGCAGGCTCTTTTCGCTGATAAGGACAAGCTTATAGAGACTCTGTTCTCAATGTACAGCGAAACCATCGAGACACTGACAACGAATGATCCTGCTGAGGATAGGGAAAATTTGATAACCTGGAGCGTTGGAGAGTAGACAACGTTCCGAAAGAGCAAACATATACTCAAACATTTCTAAAAGCTTTGCCATTGTACTTATCCATAGGCATGACTGCCAAAGAGTTTTGGGAAGGTGACTGCTGTTTGGCAGTTGCCTTTCGCAAAGCTGATGAGATGACACAAAAAGCAAAGAGAGAAAAGGACAATTTCAATGCATGGCTAACGGGACTATATGTTCAAGAAGCTATCGCAAGTTGTTTTTCAAAAGACGGCAAATATCCCGATAGACCGCATGACATTTTCAAAGCCGACAAGGATCCTGAAAAAACGTATGATGACATCATGCGAGAAAATGCGGAGAAATTCAGGAAATTTGCAGAAGCATTTAATAAAGAAAGGGCGGCAAATAAGGGCAATTAAACAGACTTATTGCCACCCTTATTTTTTTATATAGGAGGTGAAAAAGTATGGGATTAGACATCGATAAGCTTAGTTTGAAAGTAGAAGCTTCGTCTGACAACGCTGAAAAAAAACTTGATAGGCTGATTGTTAGGCTCGAAACGCTTAAAAAGTCAGTGGGTAAACTTTCAGGACTTGACAAGCTTTCCGAAAAGCTCAACAAAATAGCGGCAAGTGCCAATGCTATATCGGGTGTGGATAAGCTTGCAAAGCTTGTTGAAAGCGTTTCAAAGTTGTCACAGATAAAGTCTCCGAATGTTACAAAGACCGTGAACAGCATCAAAAAGCTCTCTGAGGCGTGCAATGCAGTAAGCGGCATGAGTAATGTGAGTGTGCTTAAAGAGAATATAACGGCTATTACAGAGGCGTGTAAGCCAATGCAGGAAATGGGTAAGAATAATCTTTCGCCATTCCTTAACAGTCTCAAAAAGATACCTGATATCACAAAGTCACTCGATACAGAGAAAATCAATGAGTTCGCAACGAGAATACGCCAGCTTACCACCGCTATAGAGCCGTTGACAACGCAGGTTTCAAAGGCGGAAAACGGACTTGTCGCACTTAATGGCATTATGAAGAGTTCAATTGCGAGAAACGGAAACCTTGCATCTGCAAATGCCGTAACTGTAAAATCCTATACCAGTTTGTCCTCAGTTTTTAAGGACGCAAGAATAAGAGCCGCCGCACTTTACGTCACAGTCAATAGAGCTGCAGATGCACTCGCCGATTGCTTGCAATCGTCAAACGAGTATGTCGAAAACATCAACCTATTTACAGTAGCTATGGGCGATTATTCAGAAGAAGCATATAGGTATGCCGAAAAAGTAAATAATCTGCTTGGCATTGATGTTTCTGAATGGATACGCTTTCAGGGCGTGTTCAAGCAGATAACAACAGGCTTTGGAGTTGCGGCTGAAAAGTCAAACATAATGTCCAAAAACCTGACACAGATAGGCTATGATATAGCGTCATTCTTCAATATCTCCACAGAGGACGCTATGCAGAAAGTTGAATCTGGTATCTCTGGAGAACTTGAACCGTTGCGTAGACTGGGTTATGCCCTTGACGCCGCAACACTTCAACAGATAGCCTATGATAATGGCATTCAGCAGAACATCAACACCATGACGCAGGCTCAGAAGTCACAGCTGAGATACGTCGCTATTCTTCAGCAATCTACAAATGTTATGGGCGATATGGCAAGAACCATCGTCACGCCTGCAAACTCTATGAGAATTCTGCAGCAGCAACTTGAACAGCTCAAGAGAGCCATAGGCAACATTGTGAGCGTGTTTGCTGTGAAGATGATACCATATGTCCAAGTGTTTGTAAGACTGCTCACAGACGCCGCTAACGCCATTGCAAAGTGGTTAGGCTTTGAGCTGCCAACGATAGATTATTCTGAGGTTGGCAAAGGTCTAAGCAGTGTAACAGAGAATGCAGACGATGCAACAGAGTCTGTCAAGGAAACAAAGAAAGCGTTGCTTGCACTCGCTAGCTTTGATGAGATAAATCAGCTCAATCTTGACAAGAACAGCGGCAATGATAGCGGAGATACTACAGGCAATAAATATGATCTCGGCATTGATTTGCCTGAATATGACTTTCTTGCAGGGCTTGACAAGCAGACGGACGCACTTTACAAAAAAATCAAAGCTCAGCTGAAAGAGCTCTATAACTGGCTCAAAAAGCACAAGGACATGATTAAAGTCATTGCAGGACTATTGGCAACAGTATGGGCAGTGAATAAGATTGCTAATCTGATTAATTGGGTGAAGAAACTTAAAGGGGCGTTTGAAACATTAAAAATTGTCAAAGATTGTACGAATTGGCTATCAAAACTTAAAGCAGTTGGAGTAGGAGCAATTTCAGGTATTGTCGGTGGTTTTGCAGGATTTGATTTCTTCAAAAAGCTTGCGAAAGGCACGTTGGATTGGAACAGTGCACTTGTTGATACAGGCATAGCTGTTGGAGCTATTGCAGCGGCATTTGCAATCGGAGGACCTATTGCAGGTGCAGTTGCTATAGTAGGAACGCTAACTGGTGCATTTATTGGTCTGTACAAAGGTGCAAGAGATGCCAAAATGGAAATAGTCGGACTTTCTGACAATGGCGGTACTAAAATATCTGAAATTGCGAAAGCATTTGGAGCTCAGTGCGACAAAATCATTGAAGCCAAAAAAGCTGTTTCAGAATACAAAGAAACAATCACAAGCAATCAAGACAAAATAGATCATGCTGTCGGTAATTTGAACGATTTTGGGGACAGGCTAAGTGGACTTAAAGGAAAGCTTACAGACACCGATAAAGAAAATATAACATCTGGGTTTGAAACAATAGCCACCGCTATCAAGGACAATATTGGTGCAGAAACACAAGGCATTATCGACAATTTTAAGTCTGCAATGGACGGATTACCTGATAATCTAAAAACAAACATACAAAGCAGTATCAGCGAGCTGAACGCTCTAAATTCTCAACTTTCAGGCAATGTTGACAAGGCACAACAATCCATAAACGATTATTATAATACTATATGGAATGGTGGCACGCCAACAGACGAGCAAACCGAGAATTTCAACAAAGCGACAAAATATTTTCTGTCAAAATCGGTTGAAACATCTGACGCATATAAGGAGTACAAGGAAAACTTATCAAAGATTGATTTATCCAAAATCGACTTTGAGGATTTTGATACGTTCAAAAGTTCTATTCAAGACGTTCAGAACAATGCAAATTCAGCAATAACTGCAATAAGTAACGCAAAAAAAGATTCTCTTGATTATATCGAAAGCCTATACCAAGAGACGATAGAACAACATGATCTCGGTTGGGTATCTGATGCACAACTTGCACTTGCAAAAGAAACATTTGAAAATGCAAAAAAGAACATCAACGATAGTGCAGATGAACAGACAAAATCAGTTAAGGACGGACTTGGAAAGATTTTAGGTCAGGCGCAGTCGCAATTAAACACAGCTATTGACGATCAAGCTCAGTTTTTTGCACAGCAAGAAACTACGAATGTGTATGGCGATTATCTTCAGTGGACAGATGATGCTTGGAAGTATTTTAACGATAGCTATAGTAATAACGTTAAGGAACAAAAGAAAAATTTCAGTGATCAGCAAGATGTAATAAAGAAAGCTGCTAAAGATACAAAAGTAAACCTTGGCGAATATGTCAAGGCACTTAGCCCGTCAAACATTGACCTCAATCATGCTGACATAGGCGGTTGGGGCAAGGTAATTGCCGCCAAAAAAGGTGCAAAAACAGGCGATTGGACTGATTACGGAAAAGAAATGGCCGCACAGCTATCAAAGGGAATTGAATTAGGTACTGACGGCACTATTAAATCTGTAAAAGGAATGACCAGCAGTTTGCTCAATGAATTCACTTTGGGCGGTGAAAATTGTGTTGCAGGTTTTGCAAACGCCTTGTCCGACAAGGAAAAGAAAGCGTTTGCGGCTGCGAATGACCTCGGACTTAGCAGCTTGAAATCATTAAAGCTTGCACTCGATGAACATTCACCGTCAAGAGAAACGCATCAAATCGGCGTCTTTTTCCTCCAAGGCTTCATGAACGGCATAAAATCGCTGTCAACGTTTACGAACACTTACGTAGCAAAAACAGCAAAATCAGCCGTTACAACATTTGATACAAATTCCGCGACAACCTCAATCGGTATCAAGTTTATAGACCGCTTTAAAAACGGCATTGACCTGAGGAAAAATAGCCTTATCAATGATATAGTTGACATATTCAACACAATTCTTGACAAGGCAGATAGTTTCCACGTCCAATTCTTCAATTCATTCAACAGTGCTGTGCCTGCAATACAAATAGCCTCAAATGGCATTCTTGCCGCTATGGGGCAAGCTGTAACTATACCGCAGATAAGCTATACAGCACCGGGATATCGTGTGCAGGGATATGCAAGAGGCGGTTATCCTACGACAGGTCAGCTATTTGTTGCAAGAGAAAACGGCACGCCTGAAATGGTCGGCTCTATCGGTAGCAGGAACGCTGTTGCAAATAACGATCAGATTACTGCGGCAATCAGTCAAGCAGTATATCAGGCAGTGCGTGAGGCAAACAGAGATACTCAGAACAGCGGCAGCAGAAATAACGAAATGACAGTTAAAATCGTTCCTGACAAGAACAGTTTCGTGAAAGTTGCTGTTGACGGGATAAACGATACAACCAGACGGACAGGCAAGAGTCCGTTGCACTAAAGTGAGGTGGTGACACAATGCTAAAATTCGACGGCGTAGAAATGCCTGTACCTGCTGATTTGCAGGTACAGGACAACAAAATCTGGTCGGATAACACAGGACGTTCAGCAAACGGAATGTTTGTTGGTGATATGGTGTGCATAAAGAAGAAGTTAATCATATCGTGGGTACACCTCACAGGTGAGCAAGTCGCACTGATAAATCAATACATTTCTAACGTAAGCAAACCGTTTTTCAGCGTGACATTTACAGATGAAACATTTGTTGAGCAAACGTGTACCATGTATGCAGGTGACACAAAATATGATGTGCTAAAGTGGGTCTCACCGATGAAGCGTCTGAAAAATGTTGCAGTAGACCTAATCGAATGCTAGGAGGCGGTAAAATTGTATACAGTACAGAATGAACCCGTCTCTCAGCGTATCGAGAGCTATTGCCGTACTTGGCGGCTGTGGATAGAGAATGCAGAGGGCGTTATATCAGGTGACAGCATTATGTCAGCTGATAGCTCCATGCAGGCAACAAGCCTTTCCGATGACATCGAACTAGGTGCCGTGTGTTCGCAATCGTGGAACATGACCATAAGTGACACAGAAACAGCGTTTCTTGGCAAAGAGTATGACACATATCTGTATCTCGTAGACTACGAAACTAGCGGCATACTTGACGACGAAAAGATACCAATGGGACGTTTCACCTGCGTTAAGTCGAAAAAATCGGGCGGCAGTGTTCAGCTGACAATGGCGGATAGGCTGTATTTCTCGGACAAACCGTATGTACCTCACATACCTATCCCGAACTGGAATAGATCCGTTGAAGACGACATTTGCAGACAATTAGGCTTGCAAAACGGCAATGACTATACAGAGGTGCGACTACTGCGTGACAAGAACGGCAGAAGGTTGATAGATAAGAACGGCAAGGTGCTGTACTCAAAATACTTTTACTTCAAGGCCAGCTCAGTGCCCAAAGACGTGACCATGCGCCAAATGCTGTCCTATCTGGCTTCTGCTCAGGGCGAGTTTGGGTATGTTGACAGGTACGGAAAGTACGTCCGAAAGTGGTATGGTAAGAGCGTGAAAACATTGGATAACAACACAATAGATCTGCCTACTCTTAGCGAACGACAAAACGTTATCGTGGGCATTATCTGCAAAGTGAGTGATGATGTAACGCTGTCGCTTGGTGTAACAGATACCACGCAAGGACGTGTGCTAGAGTTTGAAAATCCATACATGACAGAGTCTTTGCTACAATCTCTGTGGCGCAGGATAGGTGGATTTTCGTGGTATACCACTGAGCTGTACCACAGACTTGGTGACCCACGTTTCGACATAGGTGACGTGGTGACCTACACCAGCGGCGCAGACAGCTATGACATACCAATAACGAATTTAGGATTTACCTTTGACGGCGGACTGAGTGCTGATATTTCGGCAGTGGGTCTGAGCGTTGAAGAACAGCTTTAAAAAGGGGGCGAGATAATGGCTGATGAAAATTTGACATTGGCGCAGGACATCACAGAAAATGACTATCCTATGCAACACGCAGGTGAGGAAATCGATGAAATACTGAGCCGAGCCGGCAAGATACACTATGGCACTGTGGAATACAAGATGACGAAAGCGAATCCACTGATGCAGATACCGCTTGGACTGACCTTTGCACCTAAACAGGTAATAGCAACGCTACGGCAGACAGACACACCAACACCATATCAGAACTACTGCACCCACGTTTATGAGTCAGGAACGTCATACTATCTGAGTGTCTGCATGGGAGCTAATAACGGGCCAACATTGGAAACCGTTCCACCAGGAACATACTATGTTGATTATATTGCAATAGAGTAAAGAGGGGTGATTAAATGACGATAACATTAAATTCAGACTATGACGTAACACTAAGCACCGCCCTGCTAGGATATGTAGGTGAAACAAATGCCAGACCCGTGTCGGTCGAAGGGCTGACAGTAGACGGCGCAGACCGCTATGTGTTGACTATTGACTACGGCGACGGCACTGTCTATGAGGTCGATATCACAGGCGGCACATGGACGCCTACTGCTGATATCTTGCGGTCGGCGCAGACAGTCAGCTGTCAGATATGTGCAAAAAAACTGTCAGGCGATGAGTATATTTTAGTTAAAAAAACACGCATATTCCGCCTGAGAATAGGTGCGGCAATCGGTGATAATGCCGTGCCGTCACCTGATGTGGCGATGGACGCACTAGACCGCATAGGCGCCATAGGTAAACAGGCGCACGCAGATATGCAGACAGCCGTCACCGCTGCAGAAACAGCGACAACAGCGGCTGAAAACGCTGAGAAATCAGCTACCACCGCAGGAGTATCAGCCGACACGGCAGAACAGGCGGC